TAAGTATAATCTTAATATTATTGGTATTCGTAGAGCTGGTAGTAGCATTACTAATAAGTTCGATGATGTTATTGTCGTAGAATATGTAGATGTTTATGATATCAAATCTCGTAAAATTTATGCTGCTACTACAGACCCTGGTATTACTTCTATGACTAAACCTGTCAGTTATAAAGGTTGTGCTATTCTAGTTCCTGGTCAATATAAAAGTTGTTGGAAACTTGGTTATCATAAAGGTAAATATGAAGCTTTGGTTCAATACAAACCAGTAAATGTTTATCGTGATAACAATAAAGACAAAGTTTATGATTTTAATTCTAAGACTATTGAGAATGGTACTTTTGGAATCAATATTCATAAAGCTGGAACACATTCTACACAAGTAGATAATTGGTCTGCTGGTTGTCAAGTTTTAGCTAATAAAGAAGACTTTGATGAACTTATGAAACTTGCTCATAGACAAATTAGTCAAGGCTATGGTAAACTATTTACTTATACTTTAATTAATGAGGAGGATTTGTAATGGATAGTTTTGCTAACGAAAGTAACAAAGGTTGTTCTATTATGTTAATCTTAGTTGTAGTAGTTTGTGTTGCTATAGCTGTTGGAGATTATCATCATAAAAAGAATAACAATGTTATTGAAACTTCTGTTGAGCTTCAAAAGCATAATGATAGTTTAAAGATTGAAGTTGAAAATTTAGATAGTGCTAAAAATGCAAAAGTTATTGAAGTTAAAGGTCTTGATAATGATAGCACTGTTAAGTTGTTCTACAAACTTATACAGTAAAGAGTTTCACCTATCCAACCCTTCTACAGGGGGGCTTTCATGTGATAGTGTTAAAGTTGCTATTAATGATTTACGTAAAGCTAATGCTAAACTAGTTGAATTAGAATATGAAAAAGATATTAATAAAAATCTTCGACAAATTATTGTCAATGATAGTATTCTTGCAGAACAAGCTAGACAACAATATTTATTATTGGATAGGTCATGCAAGAAAGTAAAAAAAGAACGTAATGCTGCTTTTGGTGGAGCAAGCGTTGCTATTGTATTACTTATATTAAGTTTGATACGATGAGTACTGAACATACAGTTGAAAGATATATAGAAACCTACCCTTTCATTAATTATATAAAGGAAAATCGGGGTCAATATAAACGAGCTAAAGATGCTGGTTATAAAGACCCTAATGACCTTTTTATGATTGGTGATTCGGGTGGGTTTTTGCTTGATATACGTCTAGGAGATAAATTTGTAAATACTAATCTTCTTACAGCTATGGCTGATATTTATAGAATAAATGGAGGTAAATATACATTGTATAAAGAAGATAGTATTCCTCATAGACAATTACGCAAGCGTGAAGAATATAGAAGAAAGCATGGATTTGAAGCTCCGTGCTTTAGTCGTAATGGTGAAGTTAGACAACTTCACGTTAGTGGTGATATGTATAATTATTTGAATTATACTGTTATTGAACAGCTTGATGAAAAGACTATTATACATACAGATAAAGGTTCTGTTGCTAAGAAGAAACAAGACTTTCCAAAGTTTATAGATGCACAGTTTTGGACATTTGCTATAATTGAGTTTTGTGAACTTAATGGTTTTCATCTTCTTATCGATAAAACTCGTCGTGGTGGATTTTCTTATATTATGGCTAGTCATAGTGCTAATAAAGTAAATCTTCAACCAAATAAAGTTTGTATTCATGTAGCTGCTGATAGTAAATATCTTACTAAACGTGGAGGTCTTACTGATTTTACTATTCGTAATCTTTATTTTTATGAGAATAAAACATTCTTTAAAAGAGGTATTCTTTCTAGAGCTGCTGAAAACTTTACTTTAGGCTTTAAACTTCCTAATGGCGATGTTAGTCCTAATAGTTGGAATAGCGCTTTATTTAGTGCTTCTGCCAATAATAATCCCGATTGTGCTATTGGTAAGGATGCTGTTAGTGTTAAGACTGAGGAGGTTTCCACTATGGAAAATTTTGATGAATATATGAATGTTACTGAACCTGCTATGCGTACTGGTAGTTATGTTACAGGTAACTTGTTTGCTTGGGGTACTGCTACTAGTGGTAATATGCAAACGTTTGAACGTAACTTTTATAATCCATCAGCTTTTCATTTTATTGCTTTTGAGAATGTTTGGGATAAAGATTCTCGTAATGAAGTTTGTGGTTATTTTAAACCTTATTGTTGGGGACTTCAAGGTCAAATAGGAGACCGTTATGCTATGGATAAAGATGGTAATTCTGACATAGAAATGGGTCTTAGAATTGCTTATAAAGAACGTTCTGATAAAAAATCTCATAGTAAAACTTTTAGTGATTATATTAATTATCTAGGTCAGTATGCTAATATGCCTAGTGAATCATTTAGTTCTACTAGTGAAAACTTATTTAGTTCTGAAGCTTTGATGAATTGGGAAGAGATTCTAAAGAATGACCCAATGTATTCAGACATATATGATGATGGAATGTTTTGTGAAGATATAGACGGTAAAGTTATATTTAAAACAAATGCTCGTATTAAAGCTGAGGGTGGTAAGTTTAATGTAGATTATTATGATTGGATTGAAGGTGTACCTCGTAAACAACATGAGCATCCTCATGGTTGTGTTCGTAAATGGTTTGAACCTATAAAAGTTCGTCATATTGGTGAAAATAATAAATGGACTGTTGGTATTCCTAAAGGTCAATATTCTATTAGTTATGACCCTGTAGGTGTTAATAAAGAAACTAGTGGTATAACTAATAAACATTCTCATAATAGTATTAGAGTTTGGGAAAATCCTACTCAATATAATGGTTTCAAAACTAAAGTAGTTTGTGCTTATTATGGTCGTCCTGAGAAACTTGAACAAGCAGATAGAATCTGCTATTATATGGCTAGATATTATAATTGTATTGGAACTACTGGTGTTGAGGTCAACCGAGGAGAAACTGTTAGTAATTTTAGTAAATGGAAAGCTTTAAAGTATTTAATGAAAGACCCTGTTGAACTTTGGGATAGTTCTATTAAAGCTAAAGTTACTGCTTCTTATGGCGTTAATGTAGGTGGTGGTAGTGGAAATGGTACTACTAAAGTTCTTGAAGGACTTCGACTTTTAAAAGAAATGCTTTATAGTGAAGTTGGTAAAAAAGCTGATGGTACTCCATTGTATTTCTTTCAAACTATTTATGACCATCAAGCTATTCTAGAGTTACTTAAATGGAATGATAAAGGTAACTTTGATAGAGTATCTGAAATGCTTATTCACGCATTGCAATGGAAACTTAATGATGTTAAAGCTGCAAAAGAGCTTGTACATCGTAAAAAAGCTACTGTAGATAACTATCAAGATGATATTTGGAATCGTGAATGGTTCACTTAGAAATTATAGTTAACTAAATAATATACATGTATGTTTAATAACAATTTAACTTATCAGTTTCCTAAACAGAAGGTAAGTGCTACAGAAAAAGCTAAACCTTCTTGGTATGCCAATAGTATAGATTATATTATTGGTTTAGGAATTAGTATGAATGACCGTAAAGATACTGAAACTAAAATTCGTATTCTTCACGGTGAGTTGCCACAAGAGTTTTATAGTAAAACTCTTAATCCTTATAATGCTAATAAGGAAAAGTATAAGAACTTTCCTGCTACTCTACGTAATTACGATATTATGAGTGATATTGTACGTAGATACATAGGTGAGTATTTTAAAAATCCTCATGATTTTGTTGTAGGAGCTAACAATCCTGATATTGTGTTTAATAGAGATTTAGCTCTTAAACAAAAAGTAATGCAAGCAGCAGAGCAAGCGTTTCAACAAGAGTTTGAAAAGAGGTATCAAGAAGCTGTTCAAGAAGCTCAACAACAAGGTCAGTCTCCTGATAGTATTGACCCTCAAAATGTAATGCCTGATGCTGACGAGTTTATTAATAATTTTAATCAAGATTACATTGATGAAGAAAGTAAGCAAGGTCAAGATATTCTAAATTATATTAGAGATATTACTAATGACCTTAATATTTATCTTACAGCTTTCTTTAATTTCTGTGCTTTTGGAGAATGTTATACTTATACTGAACTTCGAGGAGATAAGATTATTAAAGAATGCGTTCCTTTAATGGAAGCTTATCCTATTCCTAATAGTAACTATATGGTTGAAGACCATGATATGTTTGCTAGAAAAATGATGATGAGTTATAATCAAATTCTTGATGCTTTTGATGATTATCTAGAAGATAATGATAGAAAATATCTTGATGAATATTATAATAAAGATTCAGCTACTGCTACAAGAACTGTTCAATTAAGATATGACCAATACTTTGAACATTATGCTAATGTTTGTGATAAGTTTACTGATGAAGAGCGTAGGTTATTTAAAACTCAAGACAATACTCCTAGTGATAGAAATAATCATCTTTATGAAGTTTGGCATGTAGTTTGGAAAGGTTTTGCAAAACAAGGTATTCTTACTTATGTAAATGAAATTGGTTTCCAAGAACAACGTATAGTTGAAGAAGATTATGTTTTAAATCCTGAAGCTGGAGATATTGATATTGAATGGGAATATAAACCTCAGGTTTATGAAGGTTATCGTATAGGTACTAGATATAATGGTATTTATCCTGTTAAAGCTAGACCTATTCTTTATCAACGTAAAGCTAAACTTCCTTACAATGGTATAATGGAAGTTCTTCCTTATTTTGGTAAGTTTAGTATTGTTGAGATAATTACTCCTTTCCAAGTACTTCGTAATATTATTAGTTATCATCAAGAAATGGTAATAGCAAAGAATAAAATGCTTATTATGTTGTTACCAAAGTCACTTGTATCTAATGATGCAGAAGATGCTATTTATAAAATGGCAGCTGATGGTGTTCTTCCAGTAGATGATGAAGATGATGCAGGAGGTATTAAGATGCAAAATGTTAGACTTCTTAACGCTAACATGGGTCAATATGTTACAGAACTTACTAATCTTAAAGAGTCCATTAAACAAGAAGCTAGAGAGCTTGTTGATATGAATGCTCAACGTTATGGTCAAATTGCTCAATCTGCTGGAGCTACTACTACTCAACAAGCTGTTGCTCAATCTAGCACAGGTTCTGTTTTAATATTCCAGATGTTTGATTTGATGCGTTGTGCTGATTATAATAGAGATTTGGATTTTGCTAAGTGTGCTTATGTTGATGGATTAGAAACTTCTTATATTGATAAAACTACAGGTAAGAAACATTATCTTAGTCTTGATGTAAATTCTTTCATTGGTTCTGACCTTAGTACTACGGTTCGTAATAATGCTAAGGAAATGGATAAGATTCAACAGTTGAAACAATGGGCATTTAGTGCTGCACAAAATGGTGATTTGGATTCAGCTCTTGCTGCTATTACTGGTGATAATGTTGCTGCTATTAGTGAATCTGTAAAACAGTTTAGTCAAATAAAGCAACAGCATGAAGAACAAATGAAGCAAATGGACCAAGCTATTCAAGAACAAGCTAATCAAATGAAACTTCAAGAAATTGCAGCTAAAGGTGAACAAGATAGAGAAACGCTTGCTCTTAAAGCTCAATATGATTTACAACTTGAATATGCTAAAGGCGATATAGCTTTACTTGGTGATACAAATCCTGATAATGATGATTATGCTAAAACTCAATTAGCTCGTATTCAAGAAGAGAGTAAACGTGCTAGTGAAGCAGCTAAACTTCAACTTGAACGACAAAAA